ACGTGGGCGCTGGGACCGCGGAGGCCCTTGGGGCCTCTGCGAATTTACGGGATGCATTAAGCAGGGGCGCGGCGTTTACCGACCAATCGAACGACGCGGCGGATCTCTTGAACTACATCGCCGACCGGATCAGGGAGGGGAAGTGATGAACCGAGAACAGGAGACCGAGAAGACCGCATGATTCGATGTGGTGTCGGATATACATCTAATAATTCAATATTGGGGGTGGCGAATGTCTCGATTATTGAGCCTTGACGTAGGGTTCAGTGGATGTGGCTGGGTCGTGTTCAGCGAGAACCAGCCGATGGTATGCGGTACCATTGTGACTGAGAAAGATAAGCGGAAAAGTGTACGCCAGTCTGACGACAACGCTCATCGAGCCGCCGTTCTGGCCATTGGCTTGAGAAATTTAATTCAAAAGTATGAAGTCGATGGGGTTATTGGCGAGTTGCCATCGGGAGGGGCGCAGAGCGCACGAGCCATGCAACATATGGCGTTGGCGACGGGTGTGGTATCAGCCGTGGCGGCAGTGCTTAGCGTCCCGGTGGAGTGGACCGATCCGAATAGCGTCAAATTGGCGGTGTGCGGGTTCCGGTCGGCCAGCAAGGACGAAATCATGGGCGCGATCCGGGCCAAGTACCCCGCCTTCGCGTTTCCCAAGCAAAAGGGGATTTTTGAGCATATAGCCGACGCCTGTGGCGTCTATTTGGCAATGGAATCGTCAAATTTGGTGCGAATGTATGGCAAAGCGGCCTAATCCACCGTTGATATTTGTATAATTTATGTGTTCCATAAACAGTCAGCGCTTAGTATAATTATATAGTGGAAAGGAGAGCGCAATGAAGAAATTGACATTCAAGAGACTGCGCGATGGCGCTTTGCTTCCCAAGTACGAATCGTCGGGAGCAAGCGGATTTGACATTGCCACTCCAGAAGATGTCACGATTCCTGCTCAGACCACCATACTGGTAAAAACTGGGTGGGCGGTTGCAGTCCCAGCAGGCTATGAAATGCAGATACGGGCGCGGTCAGGAGTTGCCTACAGAACAACGACGATTATTAAAAATGGGGTCGGCACCATTGACAGCGACTACCGGGGGGAAATTGGCGTATTGATGTTTAACCTTGGCGCTGAAGATGTGGCGTTTAAGGCTGGCGACAGGATCGCGCAGGGGGTTATTTGTGCCGTAGAGCGCTTCCTGATTACAGAGGTTGACGAGTTATCAGATACAGTCCGTGGGGTAGGCGGCTTTGGGAGTACCGGCGAATGATGGAACAATTCAGAATGGGGGTAGGACTTGACTGAAGCAATCGTGAACGCCAGTAGGGTTGTGAACGACTATTTAGAGCGCGGCGATGCCGCCACGGAAAACGCCAATTTGGGATTCGGTCCGAATGGGTTACTGTTTGCGGTAGGCGGCAAGGCATTGGCGTTAGATAACCTTAAACGGATTGAGCAGGCTGGATTTGGTGAACTGGTCGAATTACACCATCGCGGGGCTGTGCATATCCACGACCTTTCAACGGGCCATGTGACCCCCTACTGTTTGACTGGCGATACCAAGGTGCGTTTGGCAGATGGTACTACACCGACTATCAAGGAGTTGGCAGAGGGGTACGCTGGCGGCACATTTGAAGTGTTGGCTCAGCGCGGGGAAGAATTGACGGTTGGGTTTGCCAAGAATCCCCGTCTGACACGCCGACAGGCTGATGTTGTGCGGGTGAAGTTGGTGGGCGGGGCATCGTTCCGGTGTACCCCGGACCATAAGATTATGCTCCGCGATGGTTCATGGTGTGAGGCTGGGGAACTGAAAAGAGGGGCGCGGTTGATGCCTTGCCATTTGGACAAGTCAAACAGCGGCTATCTGTACGTTGAGGGTTGGGCTGATGGCAAGAAATTCAAGGAGTATTTGCATCGGAAATTTATGGAGCAGGCGCTTGGACGCAAATTGGAGCCGGGGGAAACGGTACATCGTTTCAATGAGAATAAAACCGATAACCGCCCGGAAAACTTGATACTAATGGGTGATGTCGAGCATCGACGCGCCTCTTTGGCCAAAACAAAGATGTCTGAAACGTGTCGCAAGGCGAACGCCGAGGCGCTGGCAGAGCGAAACCGGACGCCCGCAATGAGGGAAGTTTCGCGGGCCACGATGCAGGAAAATTGGGACAGGGCTAAAGAGGCCGGGAACGATTCTCTCTATTACAACCACCGGGTTGAAGATGTCTGGCTTGAGCCGCAGTTTGAAGATGTTTATTGCATGGAAGTTGAGGGGCTTCAAAACTTCATTCTTGATGTTGGCGTGGTTGTCCATAATTGCGCGGGACATTCTTTGTCAAACCTCTTGGAAGATGGCGTGTCCAGCGGGGTCGTGAGCCATCCAGCGAAGCACTTGAGGACGGCCATTAACCATATGATTAACTTCATCGGCGGGGCGTCCAACGAGTTCGCCGGGGCGCAGGCGTTCTCCGACGTTGACGTTTATCTGGCCCCGTTTGCGTTCAAGGCGTTTCTGGACGCGCTGATGTTGACCGGTGCCGATGACAGCACGGCGGCGATGAAACTGGCTGAGCGCGAAGTGAAGCAGAGCATTCAGGAATTGCTATTCCACTTGAACCATCGGAACCGATGGGGTGGTCAGGCACCGTTCTCCAACATTACGCTGGCCATCACTTGCCCACCGGACATGGAGAATAGGCCCGTGGTGGTGGCCGGGAAGATGCTCTATTCGTACTACCCGCCGGAATGGCGCTTTTTAATTGACGATTCTCTGACCTATGGCGACCTTGGGATGTGGCAGGAAATGGTTGTCAACGCCATTTTGGACACGTTTTTGGAGGGCGATGCCGAGGGGAACGGGTTCACTTTTCCGGTGTTGACGGTGAACGTGACTGAGGAATTTTTCAAACATCCGATGCGGCACAAGATTTTTGAGTTGTCAGCCAAGTTCGGTACGCCATACTTCCAGAATTTTATCAATGGTGTGTCGGGGGGCCAACGCATCAATCCCGAGGACGTTCGCTCCATGTGCCCGATGCATGGAGATACCAGAGTTTTGGTTAAAACAGACCATAAGGGCATAAGCGTTAGGAGAATACAAGACGTTTACGGTTCCGCGCAAAAAGGAACGAAATACAAAATATTTCACGGGGGGGCGTGGATTGAGGCTGATGTCGTAGCCAATGACGCGATAGGAATGAAAACCATTAGGACGACAAATGGCGCAGAAGTTGTTTTTGACGAAAGGCATGAACAGCCAATTAAAACTGGAATGGGAGCGAGTGTAGAAATAGTTACAGCCAAAGATATTCGTCCGGGGATGTGGATTCCCTTTAATGCAATGCGCGACAATTCCGGTGGGAGCAGGGAGGCCGGGTTTGCGGTAGGATTGTTTATTGGCGACGGTTCTTATCAAAACGATACTAATATAGTGTATTCACTCAATAGAGATACAGACCAAGAAAATGCGGCAAGAGTTATGCGGTTTTTTGAATTGTTCGGGTTCAGAGTTGGCAAATACGAACATGACAACGATGCATTAATGACGGTTAGAATTGGTGGAGCGTCTAATGGTGCGGCTGTTCATTGGATGAAGCAATTTATTGATGGTGATAGCGCCACAACAAAGGCAATGTCTCAGCGCGTTTTTAATGCTGGTAGCGATTTTCTTGAAGGGTTGCTTGATGGATGGTATGCATCTGACGGTGGCAATCGTGGACGCATTTATACCTCTTCCGAATTTCTACTTAATGATTTTGAAAGTGTTTGCGCCCTACTCGGAAAGCATTTTAGAACATCAAGAGGCAATCCTGATATTAGGAGTGGGCGCTTATCGGATACGCCGGGGCATACATTGAAATTTCATGTACGCCCATCGTATGCAAATCAATTTTTCTTTGAGGACGGGTATTGGTGGTTCCCGGTTAATAGCGTTGAAGAATACAAGACCAACGGAAACGAAAGAGTTTATTGTTTTGTGGTAAATAGCGATGACCACTTGTTTGCTCTTGGTAATGGAATGATTACACACAATTGCCGCCTCTCCATAAACGAGAAGGAAATCGCTAAGCACGTCGGTGGGATATTTGGCTCGGCTGAACAGACCGGCTCTTTGCAAGTGATTACTATTTCTTTGCCGTACTTGGCGCAATGTGCGTTCAACGCCGATGATGGGATATTCGGCGAGGAAACACGGAAGGTGATGGCTGAACGCTTTTTCTTTGAGGTCGGCAGGGTGATGAGCCTGTGCCGGGACGAAATGCTGTGGAAGCGCGAAATAGTCAACGACCGCTTCAAGAGGGGCTTTTATTCCACGGCGGGGAAGAACTTCAAGAGGGGCTTTGACACGTTTTTCACGACGGTCGGCTTCATCGGACTGTGGGAGGCGGTGGAGATTCTGACGGGGGACAAGGATTCCTTCCTGACGGAGCCGGGGATGGAACTGGCGCAGAACATCCTTACTTTCATGCGGGGCACGGTGGAGGATTTCACTGCAAAGACAGGCAAGTTGTTCAATTTGGAAGCCACACCAGCAGAATCAGCGTGCTATAAACTGGCAAAGAAGGCTATCAGGGACTTTCCAGAGATTCCGCATCGAGGAACAAAGCGCGGCCCATACTTCACAAACAGTTGCCACCTACCCGTGGAGTTGCATGACCAGTTGGATTTGGTGTTTGACACGCAGAGCAAGTTGCAAACGATTCCTAACGGTGGTACGGTGACGCACTTCTTTACCGGGGAAGATATGACCGGTGAGGAAATCGAAACCTTTGTTAAAACGGTTTGTGGAACTAAAATCCCATATTTTAGCATAACCGCTGTTTATTCTGTTTGTCAGGTGCATGGTAGGATACCGGGGGCATGGGATTATTGCCCTAAATGTACGGACGCTGATGCCTTGGAGTTGCAGAAAACACACCCTGAATTGGTGGAAGCGTGAGCGCTCCAAGGTATTTCACATGGTTCGCAATCCCATTCGTGGATGGGGGCGAGATCCCGGATAATTGGGCGCCTGTGGGAATCCCGGCGTCGGTGGGCGGGATGTACTGGTCGGTGTTGTGTGAATGGGTCGGCGAAGGAGAACCAATCAAGCCATTGTGGGAGGGGGTATGAAGAAGCCTATCCTCGGTTGGGAATTTGGTTCCAAGGACTTCCCGAGGCGGTTAGCATACACGTTGTTCTTTGCCGGTTGCAATCTCAAATGTTCATTTTGCCATAATCCAGAAGTAGCAAATGCCAAAGATGGGGCCTACTCGTTGCAAGAACTGGCAGATTTCATCGTTTATGGACGTGGACATTCGGTGCCAGATGTTGGCGTTGTTTTTTCAGGTGGAGAGCCGTCAGTAAGCCCTTACTTTGAAAATGCTATTCAATTGTTCAATTGTTATCCATTGGCGATCCACACCAATGGACTGCGGCTTCCAGAGCGCAAGCGAAATCCATTTGAGGCAGTGGTGCTGTCGATTAAGCCAATAAGCAATGAAATTAATCAATACACAGAAAAAATGTTGGCGGCTGTTGACTATTATCGGACGGCAAAGTTCAAAGAAATTCGCATTGTAGCCACAGACGATATGGAGAAGGCTATCCAGACAGTTGATGCCATGAAGAATTGCCTTGATGCTTATGGCGTCAACGATTGGGTAGTGAACGTCGTAAATGAAAGGAGGCGAGCGCAATGAAGGTACGAACAGCGGGCGTGTTTGCACGAATCGTTGGGTATTACAGCAAAGTATCCAACTGGAATCAGGGCAAAAAGTCTGAATGGAAAGACAGAACTATTCCGACCCTGAAGGATAAGACAGCCAAGGCGGCGTAGGAAATAGGGCGCGGCAGTTTCGTGGACTGTTCGCAAACAGGATAAAACGGGTGCCGCGCCCTATTATATTCGGAAAGGTGTTTTGCTCTATTGCCAAGTTGGTATTGATTACTACACCAAAAGGGCGACCTGATGAAAACAACATACGTTCTTGACACCAATGTTCTCCTGTTCGATCCACGATCCTTATTCGCGTTTGATGAGCATGATGTGGTTCTTCCAATTACAGTCTTGGAAGAACTTGATAAATTCAAGTCTGAGCCATCGGAAATCGGGGCTAATGCCAGAGAGTGTTCTCGACTGATTGAGGCGCTCAGAACGAATGGTAGGTTGTCAGAAGGGGTATCGTTGGGCGAGGAGATGGGTGTGTTGCGGGTGTTTGCCGAAAACGTAGAATTTTCCTTTGTTGGATTGAAGAATGGCAACGACAATCTGATTGTTGGAGTGGCCCACCGGCTACAGGAAACTGGTACCCCTGTAATTCTGGTTACAAAAGACACGAATCTACGCCTCAAGGCCGACGTATTCGGAGTGGTGGCGCAGGACTATAAGGGCAAAGGCGAAGTAGATACCGAAGTCGGCAAGGTGCAAGAAGTAGAAGTTTCAGCAACAGACATTGATGCCTTGTATGATGTACATTTGGTGGACGCGCCCCATATGATTGTCGATGGAACGTGCGCTGTGCTGAGGGGTCCGACCGGACAGGGGGCCTTGGTGCGCCGCAAAGGACAACACATCCATTTGGTCAATGATAAGGTGCGTCCCGGCGGGGTGAAGCCCCGTAACTCAGAACAGCGCCTATTTGTTGATGCTCTGCTGGATTTGTCCGTTGACATGGTGATTTGTGCCGGAGTGGCTGGATGTGGGAAAACGCTTCTTTCGATGGCGTGCGGCGTGCATCTGATTGATGCGGGCAAATACGACAAGATTCTGATTACTAAGGCCATCCAGCCGGTCGGCTCTGACATCGGATATGTCAAAGGGACCAAGGCCGAAAAGATGGCCGAATGGGTTAAGCCGTTCTTTGATAACTTGGATTTCATCGTCAAAGCAAAGGGGAGCCGAAGAGCGCCAGACGACGAAATCCAAGACTGGACTGAGGGGGTTCTGGAGGTGGAGGCCATTACCTACATACGGGGCCGTTCACTTATGAATAAATTTATTATTGTTGATGAAGTGCAGAACCTCTCCCCGAAGATTGTCAAAACATTGGTGAGTAGAGTGGCCGATTCCAGTAAGTTGGTCTTGTTGGGGGATTTGGGTCAGATTGACAGCCCCTATCTTGGCCGCAGAAGCAACGGGTTGGCCTACGCCATGAATCACTTGGGCAATTTGAGCAACGTAGCAATCCTCAATATGGTTAAATCCGAGCGCGGACGGTTGGCAACTTTGGCTGTCAATAAATTATAGGGGGGGACTGATGGACATTGCAATTATAGGAAGTCAATGCGCGGGTAAAACCACAGTGGCCAACGCCATTGCGAAGCGAGTTGGAGCGCGCTCAGTGGTGGTGAAATTTGCCGACCCACATTATGCCATCCTTGACATTTTGGGCCAGAAGAAGAATCGACTGTTTATGCAAGAGGTCAGCGATGTCTGCAAAAAGCATTTTGGGGATGATATTTTCGTCAAACTCTTTGAGAAGGCATACGATCCGCTCTGGGCGCACTTCCAAATCGTGTTCTGTGACGATGTTCGGTATCAAAAGGAATTGGACATGGTGAAGAAACTGGGGTTCAAGACGATATTCGTCAATTGCTCAAGCGGACAGCGCATGGCGCGGGCTTTGGCAAACAATCTGGCTTTCAACGAAAGCCACAATTCCGAGACAGAAGTGGAATCATTGAGGCCACAATGCGACTTCATAATTGAAAACGACCTCGGAGACGACATTGACGCACAAATCGCCACAATTTTCGCTCCAATGTAAATTATCTCTTCCAAAATTAGTCAGCACTGAGTATAATCTTACTGGGTCTGGTAGGGATACTCTTTCTTTTAGTTAAGGTTAAATCAAGGTTAAATCCGCAAATTGGAGGGATTGATGAATACGAAAATGGTCAAAGTGGGAGACTTGAAACCGGCGGCTTATAATCCCCGAATCATCTCTGACGACACGTTGACCAAGTTGGAAAAGGGAATTGCGGAATTTGGCATGGTCGAGCCATTGGTCGTCAATGAAGACATGACTGTGGTGGGAGGGCACCAGAGGCTCAAGGCCGCCATCAATCTCGGAATTGCAGAAGTGCCGTGCGTATTTGTCAAACTGGACAAAACGAAGGAAAAAGCCCTGAATCTGGCGCTCAATCGCTTGCACGGAGAATGGGACCATGGCCAGTTGGCTGTTATGCTCAAGGAGTTGGAAGCGGATACATCTCTTGATATCGAATTGACGGGATTCGACAACGTGGAGTTGGCGGGGTTGGTGGACTTCAGCAGTTTTGACGTTGACAAGATGCTCTCTGGGACTGAGATGGGGGCTGAAGCGGGCCATGCGCCTCCATCGCCGGTTATCAGTTATACGATTATCTTCAGCGACGAAGCGGAGTTGGCCGCTTTCGGGGCTTGGATTCGAGGGTTGAAGAACAAGTACCCGCATATTGACACAATCGGCGGGCGCATCATTGAGGAAATCGGGGGCTGAAATGCCAATTGCGCCATCGGAAATTGACATGGGCGAGCAAGAAGAAATAATTGGCGTACAGAATAGGAAGAAGGGCGTCCGGTATATCAATATCGACGTATTAACGGAGTCCAAGAACCGCATCCGGCATATCATTGACAAGTTCGACCACCTATTTGTCTGCTTCTCCGGGGGCAAGGATAGTCTGGTAGTGTTGAATTTGGTGCGCGAGGTCTACGACGAACTGGGAATGGAAGACAAGAAGGTTGACGTCATTTTCAGGGACGAGGAACTCATCCCAGATGATGTCATCAATTTTGTCAATGAATACCGATTGAACCCCCGTTTCGACCTGCGCTGGTTCGCAGTTCAAATTGAAGCGGAAAAGTTCATTTTGGGGAAAACGCTCAAGTTCATCCAATGGGACAGCACGCGCAAGTGGATTCGTCCGAAGCCTGAGTGGGCCATTACTGACCCGTTGGATAGGAAATATACCCAGTACACTATGGATGAATTGATGAGCCGGGGCTACAAGGGCAAGATTGCTTTTGTCAACGGTATACGGGCCGACGAGTCTTTGGTGCGCTTCAAGTCCTGCACGAACAAAGTGGTGGAGAACTACATCTGCGGGACGGAGGCCCGGAACGTGTCAATGGTCAAGCCAATCTACGATTGGTCACAGAACGACGTTTTTAGATACTTCTATGACCGGAAGATTAAATACTGCCCCATTTACGACCTGCAAACATGGAATAGTCAAAACCTGCGGGTGTCTACGCCGCTTCATGCTGAGTCATCCAAACGATTTGGTAAGTTGCGAACCTTGTATCCCATATTTTATGAGCAATTGATTGAAATGTTCCCTGAAATGACCATGCAGGAGCGGTACTGGGACTCTTATGACCGTTATTCCATTATCTACAAGTACCCGAAATCGTGGAACGGAATCTTGCAATACATACGCGAAACGATCCCCGACGTACAGTTGAGGGGCAAGGCGATTCATCGTGTGTTGGACGCCAAGCAGAGCCGCGAAAATGCTATTGCTAAGGGTGATCCGCGAGGCAATTGGGGTGGCTATCCGTTATTGTATGTATTCAAAGTGATTATGGCAGGGCAGTTCAAACGTCCCATCATGCCGAAAAAGACGCCCGATAAAGAGGATTTGGAGTACGAATCTCTAATCGCCGCATGACGTTGGTATAATCAGATGTATGCAGTTAAATATCATGTTGGAGGTAGGAATGTCCTTCAGTGACCCCGCCTATGTCCAAGCCTATGTTGCGATGCGAGAATTCCCGAAGATTCATGCCCCGGTGGCAGAGGCTATCACGCTTTTCGCATCGGAAGCGCGTGGAGCGATTGATTTTGGCTCCTGTACGGGGCTGTTGTCGGCGCAAGCCGTGGCCCTTGGACGGAGTTTCTGCCTTGGCATCGAAGGGAATAGGTCGGTCATAGAGAGGGCGGTGGCCCATCCAAGGGTCCGGTACTTCAATTTTTATATCGCCACGGACACCCTATCCCGGCTCGACACGATCCTGACGGAGTTCAAGCCGACCCTGTTGATCGCCAGACGGGTGTTCCCAGAGATCGACCTGTATGACGGGGAAACCTTCAAGGCGCTCCCCGAACTACTCCATAGGTGCGGGATCAAGAAGATTATATTGCAGGGGCGCAACCCTGTGGCCAATCCAAGAACCCGTCTGTATAGCGCCGAGAAAGAGGCTGAGGCGCTAAGTTCATGCTACGAGCGTCGGTACAGTAAGAGGAGTGTTATTTTCATGGTGTCCAAATGAATCCCTATACGAACATTTACGGGCAGTTCTTCACGGGGGCGCAACGGACGAAATCCATCCCGATTCAAAATCAGGCCATTAAGGATGGCATTTTGCCACCCTTAAAGGATCAGCCGTGTCGATTTTGCGGGCAGATGCATGGCCTGAAGGCGTGGCATTGCGAGGATTACGACAAGCCTGTGGAGAGTGCCGTATGCCTCTGTTGGCGATGCCACATGATGTTTCATTCACGGTTCCGAAGGCCAGAAGACGTATTCCGATACCTATACGAAGTCGTGGTTCTTGGCGTAAAGTACCCACCCGTCCCAAGACACGACTTCAAGTTGCTTGACCAGCATTTCAAGGGGGGCCGATAAATGCTTCTCAGCGAGCATCCGATTATGAACGTCCAGTGGGTGGACGCCGATCTTCTTCATGCGAATGCCTACAATCCGAACATCTGTTATAACCAAGAATTGCGTCTCTTGGAACACTCGATTGCCACGACGGGATGGCTTCAGCCAATACTTGTAACCCAAGATTACGAAATCATTGACGGCTTCCATCGCTGGAATCTGGCGAAGGCTTCCAAGAAACTGCGGGCGCTGACCGAGGGCAAAGTCCCGGTGTGCATGATGAACCTCACGGAAGCGGAGCGGATGCTCCTGACCGTCAGAATCAACCGAGCCAAAGGGAGCCATATTGCCGTAAAGATGCACGAATTGGTCCGTTCGCTGGTAGAGGAACACGGCGTCAGCCGGGAGGAAGTGGCGCGTGGAATCGGCGCGAACTTGGACGAAGTGGATTTGCTTCTCATGGATGGCGTGTTCAAAAAGTTGAACATTGCAGAGCATAAATACTCCAAAGCGTGGTACCCCGTATAACCTTCCAACGCACGGCCACATGGGGCTGGCGCACGAAGGCACGGCCAGCAAGGGCTGGAAGGCGATCTCGGCAAACCCTTACTGGCATGGGGCTGGCGCACGGAAAATTATTTTTATCAAACGCAAAAAAAAAACTTGACAAACAATAAGTAATTGCTTACTATGTAACTATGATGCTGAGGGAAAACAAAACGAAAGAGGTGGAGCGATGAAACTTTATACGGTTAAATTAGAAGACATACTTTACATTTACGATGAGGGGTCGAAAGAAGAGGCTGAAAAGCAGATTGACGCCCATATGAAAAGAACTGGCGCATCCCGCACGAACCCAGACGGTTCAATAACTTGGTATTCTGACGAGATGAATGTTGACACCACAAAGAGTGGTTCGGCGGCATTTACATGGCGCGGCGACAAGGTGCTTTATACCCGATTCCTAATGACTGTAAAAAACGGCGTGTTGGCGAAAAAGCAGGTAAAGCGACTCTACAAGAATTTTGATTAAGGAGGAACGAATGGCTGACATGGTGAAGATGGTCCAGAATGGTTCTTGCCGCCCCGGCGGCGTGCATTGCCCTTGTTGTGCCCCGCGTCCGAACGACCGGAAGGCGTTTGACCGCAGGGTGCGGAAAATTGTGAAGCGCCTTATGGATAAGATTGACCGTTTGGCGTGGGGCGAGTAATGCCAGCGCGTCAAGCGCGGGAGAATATTTGCTTTGACAGGGTGAACCAATTGGTATCGGAAGGGTCCGATTCCTATGACGCGATGGTGCAGGGCTACAGAGAGATAATCAATGGGCTCCATGACGAGGCGATAGCCAAGGAAACTGAGCGACTAACGAAGTTACGGGCCGCATGGAATGAGCGGGAGGGGGGCGAATGAAGCGAAATCTGATTGATGCCAAGATGCTGGCCAGCGTACACCACAGGGGGCAAGTGGACAAATCCGGCGTGGACTACATCAAACATCCACTGGCAGTCATGGAGATGCTTCCCTATGAACCCCCCGAATTGCGCATCGTTGCAGTTCTTCATGACATCGTGGAAGATACGGATATGACGCTTGCGGGCCTGCGGGAGCGCGGGTATTCTGATGTGGTGGTGGACGCCGTTGACGCCATTTCCCGACGCGAAAGCGAGCCGTACAGCGGCTACATCGACCGGCTGGAGAAAAATCCATTGGCTGTCCAAGTGAAGATTGCCGACTTGAAGCACAATCTATCCCCGGCCCGATCCAAAACAGTAGACGAGAGTCTATTACGGCGGTATATGTACGCTTTGGGGAGATTGACGGAATAATTATAGGGGGCGGCATGGCCAAGGTCATTAGAGTCGATGGCATCATTTACGATCTTCACAGTCCTACCTTGGAAGACTTGCAGAGGGCCGTTGGGGGCTACATTGAGATTCTGAGCCTTGGCGATAAGATGTATCTGGTAGTCAATGAGGAAGGGAAGTTGCAGAATTTACACACAAACGAAGCCGCCACGATGATTTATGGGCACGACATCATAGTTGGCCCTGCCGTTCTTTGCACTTTCAAGGAGTTGAATCAGTAATGTTTTATGGCGGGTATTAATTATCTCTTCCAAAATCAGTCAGTGCTGAGTATAATCTATACATGAGTATAGATTATACCTAATCAGGATTCAGCACCCAACACGGGCTTGGCCCACAGCGCCCCCTTTGATGGTGAGCGTGTGAGAGGAACCGTGTGGCTTTCAGGGAATAAACCGAGGCGGCATAAGGCCAAGATAGAAGCCCCGCCCGAGTCCCTGTCTCTATGGCAAATCTCACTGAAATTCAATTGAGGTTGCCTCATGAAGCGTTAGTTGCCTCAGTAGTAACACACGTTTGGATGTAATTCTAATCAACACTCGCCCATTTTAATCAACACTTTGAGGCCGATTAGTAACCGGCCCGGATTCTTCAATCCAATCGGGGTGTTGCAAATCATCATAAATCAACAGGGGCAAAGTCAATCAACAAGAAGGGAAGGCGCTCTTTGATAGAGTGTCAAATTCAATGGAAAAACCAGAAAAGGCCCCGGTGGCCAAGAGGAAGATTGAGCGTAGGGGCAGAGGCCGCCACGCCAGACTGACTTACGATCAAATGTTGAAGATACGCGCCCATTACGAACATGGGACTAAATCCCAAAGGGAACTGGCAAGGGACAATGGCATTGACGCCGCTATGATTGGACGTTACGCAAAGAAAGAAGGCTGGGCGGCGTGGGGAAGCAAGAGGGCTGAGGCGATGGAGAAGGCCGCAGAGAAGATAGCGGCGGCTACTGTCAAATCCTACGCAGAGGTTATTGAAGAAGTCAATACACGTCATTTGAATTCATACCATGCGGCGGCCAATATCGTTGATGGGCTACTGGGAGACATGATTAAGCGTATCAAGTGGATTCAGGCGGCCAACAGGGCGGCTGATGAGGCCGCCATCAATCATTTAGACGAGAAGGGCAATCCGGCCCCGCTTCCCCCGCCACAACATATATCTACAGCGAGGGAAATTATCAATATAGAGCGCCTATCCAGTGCAATGCGGGCCACGATTATTGAGGGCGAGCGCGTCCTGTTGAATATGAAGGATGGCGCAATGTCAAGGGACGATTCCAGCAACGGGGCAAACGAGATAGTTCGGGTTTTGGAAAACGCAAGGAAAGAATACGCGACAACACTTGAAACAGTTTCATCAATGACTCCCAATTTAAGGGAATAGAAAGGGGCACAACATGATTAGGGCTTTCTTTGACAAGCATCCAGAGGGAATTGTGTGTTTTGTGCTTGGTGTGATTTTTGGGGCAACCTTTTTTGGCTTGTTCCGGTAATTCAGGCTTCACATCCATTTATATAGGGGGCGTTGGTGCCTAACGGCTTAATAGGCGATGCCCTGCCAGCCCCAAACCTTTAATGGGGGGACAATGGAGCCAGTTCAGATCGAAATGGTCGGCTATATGGCACTGCATAGCGCTTCCGAGGATGCTTGGCGTTGTAGTCAATGCCCATCAAATCAATATTATACACACGATGCGCTTAAAACTCACCTTTTGACGCATGGATATGATGCGTCAAAAATGCGGGAAGAGCCGCCCGGAGAGATTTTTCTATATCCATAACGCTCAGGGAGCGGAATATGTCGTTTGAATGGGGGAAATTAGGCGAAACGTCATATCGCTCCATCGTTGACAGCGATGCCCGCATGAATATCTGGGAGGGGTCGGTTCGTTCCGGAAAGACGATTGCCAGCATTCTCCGATGGATTGAATTTGTGCAGAAGGCCCCAACAGGCGGCGTCCTGATGATGGTCGCCAAGACGAGCAAAACGCTCCACCGAAACATTTTGTCAATCATCATTGACATGGTAGGACCGAAGAACGCACGGTTTAATCGTGGGACTGGTGCCTTTTATCTTTACGGCAAAGAGATTGACACTATCGGCGCGTTGGATGAGCGCTCGCAGGAGAAGATTCGTGGCGCTACCATTGTAGGTTGCTACGGCGATGAATTGTCGCTTTGGCCCGAATCGTTCTTCAAGATGATGCTCTCCCGGCTAAGTGTCAAAGGAGCCAAACTGTTCGGAACGACCAACCCAGATTCACCGTACCATTGGCTGAAAGTGGATATTATTGACAGGGCCAGCGAACTGGACTTGAAAGTTTTTCATTTTGTACTCGATGATAATCCGACACTTGATCCTGAATACGTCAAATCGCTCAAGGCAGAATATACGGGCTTATGGCGCAAACGCTTTATTGATGGGCTGTGGGTTCAGGCGAGTGGGGCCATTTGGGATTGCTTCGATGAGGATTTGCACACCAAGGATGTATCTGTCGTATTGGATGGCGGTGGGCGCACGCGCTTCAGAAATTACATCACATCGGCTGACTACGGCACTAATAATCCATTTGCCATTGGCCTGTTTGGTTACGATGGGAAGCCTCCCGTGTACTTGGTAAAAGAGTATTACTTTGATTCGGTTAGGCGCGGCAAGCAGAAAACCGATTCAGAGTATGCCGATGATTATATTAAGTTTATTGGAGATTATCATCCAAGCGTCAATTACATTGACCCGAGTGCGGCGTCATTTATGGCAGAGATGCGCAAGCGTGGAGTCAATACGACCCCGGCCAAGAATGATGTTCTGGACGGCGTTCGATTCGTAAGTCAAATGTTGGAGCAGGGCAAGTTTATTATTGACAAGTCTTGCAAGGAAACAATTTGTGAGGTTACTGGGTATGTGTGGGATGCGAAGGCCCAACAGCGTGGCGAGGATAAGCCGCTAAAGGTTCACGACCACGCCTGCGACATGATCCGCTATGGATTGTTCTCTCACTTCTATCGGGAAAACCATACAATTTTTGGCACCAACTATCGTTAAGAGGCGGCCATGACAATCACAATTGGGGCCTACGCTCTTACTTGGGCTGTGGGGCTTCTATTTTTGCTCAATGTAGGTGGAGTCATCTTTATCTTCCATTTTTGGCGAATGGTTATGCACTTAATAGATGCGCACAATGGCTTGGCCAGCGAATTTAAAGAACACATTGGCGCAAAGGTGCAGGAAGTCAATACGCAGGTAATTGGCTTTAAAGGGGGCGAATAAATGGAGTTTAAAATTACCACGGCACGGCACCCCCGATATTCATTTTGGGAACCGAAATGGACGTTCTTCCTCGGCTCTTATTTGGGTGGCGAGGAATTTGTGTCAGCAAACTTGTTCAAGTATTTCAAAGAGGGCGACGAGGAATATGCGGCCCGACAGAAGCGGGCATATCGGGAAAATCATTCAAAGCGCGTCGTGGATTTGATTAACAGTTATTTATTCAAAGAGCCGCCCACGCGCAAAACGGAAAACGCGAAGATTCAGGAGTTTATTGACAATTTTGATGGCAAAGGGCGGAGCGCGACTCGTTGCATGAAGATCGCCTCTCAATGGGCGAGCGCCGCTGGACGTATTTATTTGGTTGTTGACAAGAAGCCAATCCCAGACGACCAGAAAACTGATACGCAGGCAGACAATCTGAAGGGGACACCCTATGTCTACCCCGTATTCCCACAGGACGTTCTGGACATTGCTTTTACTGAGGAGGGGAATGTCAAGTGGGCCATCATTCGTGAAAAATACCGCGATGATGATGACCCACGAACAGCCGATTCTATCATCAGGGAACGGTACCGTCTTTGGGAAGTGGGCAAGTGGACGCTTTATTCCGATGAAGGGGTTGAAACGCAGACGGGAGAAACTGGGCTTGATTGCGTCCCAATCGTCATTGTGGACAATGAGGAACACGACGTATATGGCGGGCAGAGTTTAATCAGTGATATTGCCTATTTGGATAGGGCCATCTTCAATAACTGGTCGCGGCTGGATACAATTGTCAATGACCAGACATTCAGCCAGTTGATCTTTCCAGTTGAAGGACTGAACGCAGATGTTCTTAGTGACCCGGATTTGCGAGAACAGTTTTTGACGCTGGCCACCAATCGGGTAATTCTCTATTCGGCGGCGGCGCAGGCAACCCCGCAGTTCATCAGTCCTGATGCCAGTCAGGCGCAATTCATACTGTCAATGATTGCCAAGCAGACTGAGCAACTCTACGCTTCATTGGGATTACAGGCCGAAACGGCTACGATAGTTAAAGCGGCGGAGTCCGGCGTCTCCAAGGCGTATGACTTTGACAAATTGAACAAATTACTGGCATCCAAGGCATCGAACTTGGATCAGGCTGAAGAGCAGATTTTTGATATTGCCCGCCAATGGTTTGGCGGGGGCGGCGGGGATGTTGAAATTGAGTACCCGACCGAATTTGATGTCAAAGGGTTGGTGGATGAGATTGACATTGCCGAGCGTATGGCGCTTTTGGACATTTCACGGACGCTTATGGCTGAAATCAACAAGAATATAGCGGCTAAGGCGTTGCCCAAGGCCGATCAAGAAACGATTGATGCCGTCAACGAGGAAATTGAACAAAAGGCAAAAGATGATGCTGAGAGGTCGCAGTTTGCCAATGATAATCTCTTTGATCCGAACAATACAGGGTTGACCCAAACAATACAAAGAGCCCGAATGGGCCCGATGAATCAGGCGAACGCCAACAATCCAATGAATAGGGCAAACTCGTTTGTTGGAAATACGTCCCCAGTATCCAGAAAATCCAAAAAGAAGGGTAAACCTTCATAAACAAAGGAGATTTTAGCAATGGCAATTACGGCCGGCATCACCAATCAGTTCAAAAGCGACATCTTGGCCATGGCGCCGCATACGGCGGCTGACACATACAAGATTGCCCTGTTCCCCAATTCGGCGACCATCGGCCCTACTGATGCCACCTATTCATCCACGGGCGAGTGCGCCAACGGTAATGGCTACACCACGGGTGGGGCTACGTTGGTTGGCTTCACGGCGGCGCTGTATACCAGCACCGGCACGCTGGATTGGACTACCGATCCTTCTTGGGTGTCTTCTACTATTACGGCGCGGGGCGCGTGGATTTACAATTCGTCCCGTACCAATAAGGCCGTCTGTGTTTTGGATTTCGGCTTAGACGTCACCAGCACGAACGGAACTTTTACCGTTACGTTCCCTGTGGCGGCGGCTGGCACGGCGCTTATTCGTATTGCGTAATGCGCCCGCATTTCAATTGATTGGCCCCGGAGGTCACAATGGATGGAATTGCGGAAGTGAAAAGTGTCAATATCGGTGGCAGGAAATATCACGTTGATCCGACGCCGATCCCCAGAAACCTGCGCGTTGATTTACCAAATAATCAATTTGTAGAAGCGCCGATTGAGGTCTGGATTGGGGCCATTATGACGGTGCTTTCTGACAAGCAGAAGCACGACATGGTAGAGATGGTCACGAAGATGCGTTAAACGTCAATTATGTTGGGGGAGTACGTAGATGCCCGTTATCCATTCTTCCGTTTGGGGTCATACGACCCGTCCTTGGGGCTACGAGGTCCGGGTGGACTTCAC